CAATTCCCGTTCTAATTTTCGCCTGTTTGTTAATCCCTTAACTTCTTTTCCCTGGACCTTATTCCACCTTAAAAACTGGTCAGCTACCAATTTTTTATCTGATCCCTGGTTAAGTAACCTTAACAATGTGCTGGAACCAAATGCACCAGTGCCAATATTGTAAGCAAGACTTGTCATAGCTGCCATCATATTTGCAGTAACCGGAACCTTGATCAATCCCTTTATTTTCTTTTCACGTTCAGCAACATCCATTTTTAACCACCTTTCAGCAGTTTCCAGGTCAATTTTATCACCTGGTTTAATTGCCTGTCCTGTGTCCTTGTTTATTGTGTTGCCATATCCAATGGTCCAAATGCCCCCTGTATCAGCATAGCTGGTCAGTTCAAGACCTTCAAACTTTTTAATGATATTTAATGCACTCACTTTTTTTCCGATTAATAAGATCAGTAAAACAGCTAAACCGATATAAATTTTTTTCTTATTGGACATCACTGTCTTTTGCTAACAGTCCAGTAATGGCAGCAGCAATACCGGCAATAATGGTGATCCAGTTGTTTTGTGCAATGCCATCAGCAATTAAGGAACCACCAGCAATGGAACCAAAAAATGAAGTTTTGATATTTTTAAGTATTCTTTTCATATTACTTTTTTTTAAGTTGTTTAAGACCTACCAAAATTGAAATTGTACACGATATTGTACTGGCACCGAGAAAAATAACATTTGCTAATTCAGATATGTTCTGAATTCCCAACAGGGAAAACAAAATAGTGCTAAACGTGGCAATGTGTGTTGGATCAGTTTGTGTCTGCATTATCCTGTGCATCTTTAAATTTTTCGGCAATTACATTAAATGCCTGTATGGCAGTAAATGATTCGTCAATTTTAGAAAAAACTCCTTTACTGGTTGCCAAATCCAAAATTGCCTTAATTACTTCTAATGCTTGTTTTTCGTTCATTTGTCAATTTTTAAATGTTAAATAATTAAATCAAAGTTAATCCAAGTTGATCACAGATCCACTGGTAAGCTGCCAAATTAATGTCAGCAGTTGAATCCCATACACTATAATCCGGTTCTACGATTGTAATATTACCCTGTGAAAGTTGCGTTCCATCAATATTTGCAGTAAATATTGCCCAGTAAAATGTAGCACTATCTTGCAAATTGTCATTAATTATGTAAGCATTAATCCAGTTTCCTGTTTGCTCTTGACCGCTAACCCAAATTTGTATTGGTTCTATTTGTTTCATATTATTTTATTTAATTTTAAGGAATTATTGTTAAAATTCCAGCATTGCTATAAACATCACCAGTTGACAAACCAACTGCACTTGTTGGCAAACCAACAATACGCAATTTTGATCCCCCATTGCTAGCTGTACCTATAATAACATTTCCGCTTGACGGTTGTAGTAATAATCCTCTATTATCACCAATTATTTGTCCTCCTCCATCCATTGTAATATTTAATTGTCCTCCATTGGATGAATGACTTTGAATATAACCATATCTTGTATTTCCAGTATTTGCATAGAAACCAATACCACCATAATTGTCTGACGATCTACCTCTTACGACATAAGCAAACAAACCAGTTGATTCAATACTTCCACTGAAAAAACCATTTCCAGTAACTTGCAAACGATTACCATTGTCAACACTGGATCCAATAATTAAATTATTGGCAGTAGATATTCGCATCACTTCACTGGCATTAATTGTCTGCCACATACCAAACAACATATTACCAGCACTTTGTGTTGATATGCAAAATTCACCAGCAGTTGCACCCTGAATGAAATTATTTGTTGCAGTAGCTAATCCAAAAACAAATCTTTGTGTTCCACCCGAACCAGCATTATCTATTCTGATTGATGGAGCATTTGCCCCTACAATTTGTAAATGAGCATCAGCAGTTGCACTATTTACTACCAATCTACCTGAAGCAGTAGTTTTGGCACCAATAAAAGTTTGACCAGTTGTTTTAAGTATGGTTAATTGTTGCAATGATCCAACAACATCAAATATCCCAAAATCATCAGCACCAGCAGTATAAAAATTGCCAATTCGCCACCTACCAGAACCACTTGTTTGAAAATTTATTGTGTTGTTATTGGTTGCAGTAGTTTGGTTGAATATTGCTCCTGAAGGCGTAGAATGGTGAACATCCAGTGCAGTTGTGGGAGTATTTGTACTAATACCTAAATAATTATTGGTAGAATCCCAAAAAAGATTATTTGATCCAGTTATTGTACTGGCACTATTCCAAAATGCCACCTGTGTTGCTGCTCCAGATCCCGTAATTGTACCGGATCCCGGACCGCCAATAAGTTCCCAACTGGTGCCTGTGTCCCTGTAAAATTCCTTTGTATCAGTTGAAATAAAAATTCTGCCAACGATACCAAATGCAGGTCGGTTGGCAAATGTATCAGAATTGAACATTGGAGTCCCTTTCTGATTAAGAATTGAGAGATCCAATACTATCATTATATATAAAGTTTACGGAGTACGATTAACAAATTTCCTGTATTAATAGGTGTAGCAAAAGCAAGTTGATATTGTGTGGTATCAATTTCACCCCTATTACCAGTAATTCTTAAAGATTGGTTAGGCTGCAATGGAACATCAGCAATCACCAGGGCAGTTGTCCCACCATTGATAAATGTTATTTCATTACATTCAGAACCGATATTTGCAGTGGTGTAAAAAACCTTTGTTTCAACATAATACTTTTGAAAAGGTTGTCCGGTAGATTTAGACACACTGTTTTCAGCTTCATATCTTGCCCTGTCAGATCTTTGCTTATTATATGCCAATTTCAACTTGTCAGCTGAAATTTCATCCTGAATATTAATTTTTAAATGTTGTGGATTCATTCTATTAAATTTTAGCACATATCAGGAAATTGACCAACTTTCATTGATCGTTTAATTGCTTTTTTTTGTTTAGCAGTAGCAACTGCCTTTTTTACCACTGGTGCTACCTTTTTAACTGCCTGACTAACTTTCTGAAGCAGTGAAGGCTGCCTGAATTGTTCAGCAGTAATTTTTTCAGGTGCCGGTACCTCTATTTTGTAAGATCCCTTTTTTTTCATTGATAGCAACAAAATTGCACCACCAGCTAACAGGATATAAATTAACCCCTTGTTTTTCATTTTCTTGATTTAATGTATGTTGCTACCAAATACGCACCTATTCCATATAACAATATCCATTTACCATATTTTTCAATATAAAATGGTACTGATCCTTTTTCCTGTTTCTCTAATTTTTCAACTTCCCTTTTTTGTTGTTCAACTGCCTGTTTAACATCCCCTGAAAATTTAAAACTATCAGGAGTATGCAAAATAAAATAAGGCTTGTTATTGAAATCAATAAACTGCCAATATACTTTACCACTTCTTTGAATATAGGAGTAAACTTGTCCAACTGGGGATCCAGCAACAATAGTTCCAATTTTTACCAAACTTGAATTTAACCTTGTCAAATCCTTTTTGGCAAATAATGTTTTTCCAATAATCTTATCAGCAGTTATTTCAGGCATCTTTATTTTCTTAACATTTTTAAAAGAAAGTTAAACTGCATTTTGTCGGTTTCTGCCATCTCACAAAGTAATTCAAGATCACTTGCTAAATGTTCATCTACCAATTTAAGCCTTTCAACTGCATCATAAATACGTTCTTCGTTGTCAATTTCGGTTTCCTTTGTCATTGTTTCCGTTTGTTCAATACCAGCAACATGAGTTACCTTTTGTGAAGGTGCAAATATGCTGGATAGTTGTGAAAGAATCATTGTCTGAATTTGTGGAGATTTCATAAAACCAGCAAGAAAATTTTCTTCTTCAGGTTCTTCATCTTCTTCATCTTCTTCCAATTCTTGCTGCATTTTAAGAGCAGCAATTTCAGACCGCAAAGCATTAATTTCAGTCATCAAATTGGGATTATATCCCCCCATTTGTTGATATGGCATAATACTTTGTGCCTTATTAAGCTGGAATGTAATGGAGTTTAAAACTTCCGTTTTTTTACCTTTATTGCCCAAAATTTGAAGCAAATAAACATTTGTATTGTCAGGGTTGGAAAGAACTGATGCCAATGCTTCCTGCAATTTTTCCCTTCCTAAAACCTTATCGGCTCCAGTGTAAGTGAAACGGCAGTATGCTTGATCAGGTTTATGACCAGCATAAACACTATATCCAGCATCATCATATTGATCGTAATAATTCAATATATCTTCAGCATTGTGTAGTTCAGGTTTCCAAGTTGCCATACTTTTTATATTAAAGGTGAAGGAAAAGTGAATTTATTAGGCATAATATACACCAAAGCAAATGCTAAAATTAGATCCACTAATTGAAGAATAAGCCGTTGGAGTTTGGATATATGACTTTGCCCAAATAATTTGTTGACCAGCAAAAGGAGTAATATCAAAGCTAAATGCAGCAGTTGCACTATTTGAAACAACCCTGTTAAGTTCCAGTACAGGAATACGATTTACTGATTCTTTATCATTGTAATAAAGTACCAAATAAGATTGCTTAAGGTTTGCCAATGATAGCAACGCATTTCCACTCAAAACACTATTTGTAATGGTATCAGTAGTGTAGCAAACAAGATTCAGCAAACTAACAAAACGCAACTGGGGTTGATCAGGGAAGTAAAAACGGGTTCCAGTAGATGACTGGGGAACTACAACTTCAATGAATTCGTAATTTTGAACTTTGTTCATTTTTGTTTTTTTTAGAACGAAAAAAAGTAGGGGTTCTATGTTTAACGTGGCATCCCCCTTTCCAATTCAGAAGTTAATTCCAGTTATTATCTAACAGGAGTAACATTTTGTGCCAAGATACCACGCATGATAACTACAATTCGTGGTGCAACACCAGCCTGAAGTGTAGAAATAGCACCTGGAAGTTCCAAGCTAATTACGTTGTTCTTAGATCCAACCAAAACAATATTTGGTTCTACTGGATAGTAACCATATTCAGTAGCATTGTTTTCATCAATAGTTGATGCAGTTGATGCAGCACCTTGTTGAGTTTGTGGAACGTACAAGTGCCTGTAAAGATCCCATGAAGGAACAATCTGCCTGTTGTTAACTACAACGGACAATTTACCACCATAAAGATTATACAAAGCAGTAGCAGCACCTGAAGTGCTAAATGCAGTTGCATTTGGATATGTGTAAAGAGGAAAAGCAGTAGTTGTAGAAGCAGCTGGAATAGCTACGAATACACCAATGCTGCTAACCACGAAACCATCCTGAAGATTAAGAAGGTTATTAGTACTAAAGTTAGTACCAGCACCAACACTATTAACCAAAAT